TGTTGTAGTCTGGACTATATCTTCACCATTTCAGGTGGAGTGCGTATAGTCTCTACGGAGTCTCTTGTAAGTGAGTTCCCTCGGTATTGTCCAAAGTGTGATATAATCTCTGGATGTTCACCGATATAGCACTCTCCACTTCATGTGTTATTCCATGTAATTGTACATTTCTTGAAAAACTACCTCTACAACTTGCTGAGCAACAAGTGTATTTGTGTTTTTTTCGAATAAGATGAGTTTTTCTCCTTTCTAATGTAAATTGTTTTTTACACCAAGGACAAATTAACTCACACAACCATTTTCCTTGCTCTTTACCATGATGACTGTTATGTTCTTTTGCTGTCATCACTTGAAGATTTGAAATACTGTTGTTTTTCTTATTGCCATCAATATGATGTACAATTTCATTTGTATTAAGAAGTCTACCAAGATGATTTTCCATTACTACCCTATGTAAAAGAACATAATTGTTCTTTGTTTTTTTAGGATGTTCTGGCACCACTGCATAATAGTAATCACCCTTACTTACAATCTTCTTAATATTCCACATAAAGGCTCCTATTCTATTTGTCATGAATAATGTTGCACAATATTCATACCAAATTTGCTAAAGGCTGTTGCTCTGTCCAACTGAGCTACCGAGACGTTTTACCGTCCGCAAGGTCGGATTCGAACCGACATGCACCAATTAAGGTTTCTACACCTTATAAGAGTGAGCCTATACTTGCGGAAATATTATTCTTCCTTTATTCCAACCAACGGGTAAATAATCAGTTTTTTTTATTTTTTTATTTTCAATTCCATTAGTTATCCAACAACTTCCAAATTGGGAATTGTTTTCCCCCTTTTGATTTATTGAATTTTTTTCACCAATTAACTTTTTTGTTTTTTCTTTGTGTTTTCTGCCCGTCCAATCATATGGTTTAACTCTTGTTTTAAACCATTTTTTCCATTCATCATCATTATCATAAAGATATTTCATTTTATTCCTTCCTAATATTGCACTTTCAGAATTAAATTGTGTTTTCTTGGCGGATTTAAAAAATTTATTTCTATGTTCTTTATTTACAAAACCACCTTCACCACCAATTTTTAAATTTAGACACATATTATCCTTTAATGTATCTTCATTTACCAATTCTTTTTCCCTTTTTTTTAATGAATTTCGGTCTGGAAAAAATTCCAAAATTTCAAATTTGAAATTTTCTTTTCCATGTTTGTTTATACTTCTTCTTATTCTATTTCCACTTCCAATATAACCATCATTTAGATTACTTGTGGAATGCATTCCGATATAGTATTTTCCATTTATTAAATTAGTTGTTTTATAAATGTAATGATACTTATGTTCCTTTCTTGGCATTTATTACGTTTAATAATAAATATCCAAGAAAGGAACAAAATACGTCTCCGGTGCCTCGGGCGGGAATCGAACCCGCACGACCTTTTTCTGGCCACAGGATTAACGGAGAAGCGAGTGGCTAACCCCGTTAAGTCCTGCGTGTCTACCAGTTCCACCACCAAGGCATCTAACCCACAATGTCAAAGAACAAATCTAAAACAAATATAGAGAAATAAAAACCTAAAAATAAAAAACCCGAACTTTTTTTATTTAGTTCGGGTTCAATTATTTAAAGAGGTTTTCTCCTTATATTTCTTCTTCCGAACTTGATGTACATAATGTTTGCACACCATTCCCGTTACCACTTAATGGTCTATAGAGATTGGGTTGTATGTAAATCAAGTTCTTCATCTGTAATAAGTATATACAAATATACAAAAGTTTTCGGAAATACAAAATATTTTTTAAAAAAAAATTTAATCCCAATATCCCACATCTTTTTTGAAGAATTCTGGGTTGTTTCGGTTTATATATCCTAGAATTAATAATTTGACCATTCCGAGATATCCCATTTTTTTAAATCTTCTATCATCTTGACCAACATAATATGGGGATATTTTAAACATTTCTGGGTTGTATCTTTTGGATAACATATAATCTTCTGATTGATGATATTCTTCGTTGAACATGCCGTATTCGAAGAATCTATCTGTTTCTGTGAGAAAATATGTTCCGGTTGCGAATGGTGTGTAATATGAAATGAATTTATTTACAAGATTAAAAAGTCTGAAACCTATGTTTAATCTATAATCATAACCTATACCTTTTATTCTACATGTCATCAAATGTATTCTCATTAATTTCATGTATAGTACATTATAGTAAATGTTATTTTTATCTAGTATGGTTGCATCTGCATCTAAAAATAAAATGTAGTTTGTTTTACTAAGTTTTGCTCCTTCGTTTCTACCGAATGATACACTACCACCTTTTATTATTTGGATGTTTAATAATTTACGGAATTGGTTGATTACTTTAATTGTATTATCTGTGGATTCTGCGTCAGCGATAATAATTCTAACCCCTTCAATATTTTTTTGTCTTTGTATTGAAGAAAGGGTGTTACCGATGTATTTTTCCTCGTTTTTACAAGGTATTACTATGGTTAATTCATCTTTTAAATTCATGGATTTCAAATTGACCATTTATCAGAGTTATATAGGTGTTACTTTCAATCCAGTCCCCACAATTTAAATATCTGACGCCATCAATTTGCGTATCTTCTGCTTTATGTATATGTCCGCATATTACGGTGTCGCATCCATGTTTTTTTGCTTGTCTTACTAATTCTGTTTCGTATTGTGTAATATATTTAACGGCTTCTTTAACTTTATTTTTTAAGAATTTTGATAAACTTCTTTTCATTCCCAGTTTTTTAAGTTTCCTATCTATAACGATGGCTAAATCGTATCCGATGGAACCTAAAATACCCAGCCACTTCAATTTTACTACCCCGTCGTAATAATCTCCGTGTGTTATGAATGTGTTGCAAAAAACATATTGATTATGAAATTCAATATTTCCAAAACTGAATTCACCGTATTCCCTTAAAAAATCATCATGATTTCCGGGTATGTAAATTACTTTAACATCATTCTTTGAGTATGAAAGAATTTTTCTCAAAACATTTGTATGTGATTGAGGCCAAAAGTATCTTCTTTTCAATAACCAACCATCAATAATATCACCAACTAAAAATAGATATTTTGGGTTATATTTTTTTAGTACTTCTAACACATCCTCGGCGTTAGAACCTTTTGACCCCAAATGTACATCCGATATAAATAATGCTTCAATTTTCAATTATAATAAATTAAGCATACCAATCGTCGTCATCATCGTCATTATTATGATGATGGTGATTTTCGTGGTCATGATGATGGTGTTGTTGATTATGAGAATGGTGCCCATGTGCGTTATGGCATTCGCCAGAGTGTAATAATCTATGCATGTGGTCGTATATTTTAAAATGACCAAGAGTTGACCTTACATGTTTATGGCATTCTTCCAAAGTTTCGTATCTTATTTCTTCTGTTACTAAAACACCGTATTTCCAATAAGTTAATGTTAATAAGTAAGTTTCTTTTTTATGGCTCATCTTTTTTTTTATTTTTATTTATGAATAATGATTATGTTCGTCGTCATTTTTATTTTTATGTTTCAATTCCCAAGGACTTAAATGTTGTGCTTGTTCTTTATTATGGACAATTCTCCTATTGTCATCATAAATTTTAATTTGACCCGTATATTTTTTTGCTTGTGCATGACATTCTTCTAAATTAAAATACTGAAATTCTTCGGTAGTTAATATACTATTTTTCCAGTGGGTTACCACTAATCTATACATTTTCTTTTTACTATTCATCAAATTTACTTTTTAAAATAATTTAGCCAAATTTTTCTTGTTTTAGAAGTATATCTAGTCAAAAGAAACTGATTCGTTTTAACATTAAATTGCGGGAAATAGTATGTTAAAATTAATGCTTTATATATGTCATCAGTATTTAGGGGATTTCCGCAAAAAACTGGATTAGCCCACGGAATTTCTTTTGAACCAACTAAAGGTACACCTTGACTAATTAAATCGGCACCAACAATATTAAATGTTTCGGATATGGATGCTTGCATTCCAATATCCATTTTAGCGCATATTTTTAAAAACTCGTCTCTTGGTGTCCATTCATGATTTATTAGTTGATGTCCTTTATGTTGTAAATGAGAAAAGAATGATTTCAAATTATTTAAAACCGGATTACCATTCATTTCAACTCTACCTGAGTTTATATGGAATCTTAGTTTTTTACCCAATTTCTCAGCAAATTTAACTGCGGCCATAGCTTGTAGCATATGGTTTTTTAAAGGTCTTATAGCACCAAAACATGAGATATGAATAACATCTTTATCTCTATCAAATTTTTTGGTTTTATAATTTTGTGGGTAAAAATTAGGTAAGTAAATAACCTTTTTGTTGATATATTCATCAGAACAATTCATTTTATGTTTTAAATAAAAACGAACTTCATCCAACGCTCTTGGCGCATTTGCACCGATTAAAATTTTGGGGAAATTTGCATAATCACCTAACCAATCTAATGACATGCCTTCACCAGCCAAAAACGGCATTTCGCTATGGAGCCTAACAATCCATATTACTTTAGGATGTAATTGTGTAAGAACCGTAAATTTTGTGGGAACAACCCATAACGCTTCAATGATTACGTGGGTTGGTTTATGTTTGGTTACTTCTCTATCAATATCGTTATTGTCAATAACAACTTCCAAATGTGAATCTACACCAAACTTATTCAACATCTCATTCATGAATGATGCTGAATTAAATAGACCTGTACTTAAACCAATGTGAGAATGTTTATCTGAATTATAATCTTCTCTTCTTTTTAATAGAAATAATACTTTATTTTTCGTATGCATATAGGTTATTCTCCCATAATAAATACGAAAAATATACCAAATATTAAATTATACTTATGTTAATTTTGTCAAATTTTATTTGTGAATTCCGCGCCACCCATATAATTAACATTTTGCGGAAGGTAAAGGAGTCGAACCCTCAAGTTTTACCTTGGCCCGGATTTCAAGTCCGGTTACAGACCAACCTGTGCTACCTTCCGTTTATTATTTTTTTATAACAACATACCCATTATAAGTTAAAACTTGTATACATTTTTCCAAAAATTCGTCAACAGTAAAATCACTTTTCATTTTATTTATTGACGAACTAGTTAAACCAGCATTATCTATTGTGTTTTTACCACCTTTTGATGATGGTATTATGTGGTCAATACTATATGTATTAGTTTCAAACAAATTTATAGGTTCTCCAGATAAATAACAAATAGGATTGTCACCTATTTTTGATAAAAAATCGTCGGTTGAAAATATTTCTTCGATTTTTGATAATAATTTTGAACCGTTTCTTCTTTGAAAATCTCTAACTTTTGATTTAATTGTTTTTTCTGTTATTTTTCTATATCTAAATCTATATATTTTTTTATGTAAAATAAATTCAGGATTAGATATCCTTTTTTCTGTTCTTTGTTTTGTTTTTTCTTTTTGGTTATCACCCAAGTAATATGATATTGTAGATTTACTACAATTTAATTCTTTTTTTATTTTACTATATGAATATCCCTTATTTTTTAATTCGATTATTTTTATTCCAAGGTCTGTCATGATATTTATTAATAAATATCATGTTCGAGTTCAAAAATAAAAAATCGAACAACAAAATAAAAAATTTCCGTTTTTTCCTCACATTTAGCCCAATCACCAGTGAGTCAATGATTGTATTTTGAATCGAGAAGTTGTAAATAAATACAACCGTTACCACGGAAAAACTCTATCAGTAGTCAGGATAGGATTCGAACCATCGAATGTCGCCTTATGAGAGCGATGTGTTAGGCCACTTCACCAATACGGCATTTTGGTGTGAATAATGGGACTCGAACCCATGACCTGAAGAGCCACAATCTTCCGCTCTGCCAACTGAGCTATATCCACCATGTTTAAGAGGTTAGTGTTGGACTCAAACCAACTCCGATAGTTTTGCAGACTATCCGGCCTTCCTGACCAGACTAACCATTTTATCAATATTCCCAACCAAAATATTTCACGTTAGGAATTTCAGTTTTTTTTGTTCTGCGTATTTTTCTATTACGCTGATTTTTCATCCATTTTCTGGAGTGAGATTTTCTTCCCAAAAATCTTTCCAAGTGTTCGATTTGTTCAAGACAAAGTGCCATAAAATTTAATTTAAATAATCCATCTTATTAATAGTTTTGCGTCCATCACATAATTGAAAGTTGCATCACCCATATCACTAACCGGAACTTCAAAAAATACTGATAAACTATCTCCCGTTGGATTAACATCTTTCAATGTTGTTTCATAAACGGCAATACCTTTTCTTATATATGCCAAAGTTGCAACTGGTTTTTGTTTATACAATTCTTTTTTGATATCATTCTTTTCCATGTTACATTTAGTTTTAGTACCCTCGGAGAGACTCGAACTCCCAACCCTTTCGTCCGTAGCGAAATGCTCTAATCCATTGAGCTACGAGGGCATTAATTCAAATAAGATAATTGATATATTCATTTACACTATTTGAACCAATTTTTATTTTTTTCTTCGGTTTTTCCATCCATTGTTTTTTATTCTTAGATAACAATTTCCAAGAGGGAATTTTATCATGTATAACTTTTCCACTTTGTTTGGATGTTACAATTCCATAATAATTTCTCCTTTTTCTGATTGCACATCTTAAACAACATCCGGTTACCGAAGTGATGTGAAGAATTTTAAAAACTCTTCTGTTGTCTGTTTCGTTGTACTCGTTTCTGTTTCTTGTGTAACTCATTTTCTTGTACACCTCATTTGAGAGAGTGTTACAAGAGGTCAAATTTCTTTTTCATTTCCATTGTGTTTTACGGTTGTGTTTCCACGTTTTATACATTCTAACTTGATACATCAAAAGTTGTTTATTTGGATTTTTAAATCCTCTCCTATATTGAGGACAAAATTCTGTTCCTTCATCCCAATAAGGTGGATACAAATCATTTAACAACATGATGTGGTAAATTCTACCATTTTTTGCCTTATTCAAATAGGCACGATTTCTTTTTTGTGACATAAACATTAGGTTTTAGCCTAATGCATGTCGTATGTTTTTTTCATTTTTTATTTTTTTTCGTCAATAAAATAAGTTACCGTGTTCTCAAATATTTGCCTCAACTGTTTTGACATTCCAAAACGTTCAGCATTTATTTCGATACTCTTTCTGATATCACCATCCTTTGTTCTTTCACCAGATGCTTTCCAATCAAAAAACATTTCCACCAAATCAAATAGGTTCATCCCATTTATTCCATTCTCATAGTGTTGAGGGTGGTGTGAATTAACAGAATAGTGATGGTCAAGAGCGGGTTTGATTTTCCTTGTTGATTCCCGATATTCCTCCGTACCAAATTTAAGATTGGGCAACAATGGCGTTACTTCATCAAACGCAGATTTTTCAGGTTCTTGCAACTTTGATGCGTCGTGATTTTTTGCTCTTTTTAAGAGTTCCGTTGCAGCATCGATTAAATATCCATTTACCTTTTGGATATGTTTTAATGTTTCCGCCGTTGAATCAAATTTATTTTCCATTTTATTTTTTTTTTGCACGGATGAAAGGATTCGAACCCTTACCAAGAGATTTGGAGTCACTTATGCTACCGTTACACCACACCCATGTTTTATTTATATTTTCGAATAATTTTCATTACTTCTGATATATCTGTGATTTTCATTTTTTCACCGGGTTTCGGCAAAAATGCGATGGTAAAACCGTGGTCAGCAAGAAATTTTTCTTTTACTCTTTTCCCGTTAACATAATCAAGATATATCCATGGATAGTTACCACCTAAAGGTGTTACATCTATTCCAAGTTTTTTCATTCTTCGGACAAAATCGTCCAACACTTTAAAGTCTACCATTTTATTTAATTTTTGTTCCCTCTGCCGGATTCGAACCGAAGCGACTCACTGGTTAAAAGCCAGTTACTCTACCGCTGAGTTAAGAGGGATTACCGTTTGTCAGATTTGTCACTTTCCATAACATTTGATTTTTAAGCGGTCTATCACGGACTCGAACCGAAATTACCGCATAGACAGTGCGGCGTGGTAACCATTACACTAATAGACCAAAGTATCGCGTATGGGATTCGAACCCATGATTTTCACCGTGAAAGGGTGACGGCTTAAGCCAACTTGCCTAACGCGACATTTATTGTGGTGAGAGTCGGACTCGAACCGACATCCCCGGATTTTCAGTCCGGCGCGTACTGACCATCTGCGCTATCTCACCTTATATTGGTCTTTGTTACAACATCTCTCACCCACTTTCTTGGCAGGGTCTCCATCATGAGTTCCGTTAATTGATGTATCTTTTTATAACCCCATGACGGAACAAGCGGGGTGACCAATTTATTTAAAACAACTTTAAGTCCCCGAATGACGGGCCGCTCTTTCGATGCCCGTCTTGAGATTTGAACTCAACTAATCGGATTTTCACAACCTATTATGGAAGACAAGTTGTTTTGTTGGAATGATGGGATTCGAACCTATAACCTCCCGCGTATCAGACGGACGCTCTACCATTGAGCTACATTCCAATGTTTACCCACAATGTCAAAAAACTATGAATTTCTACGCTACTTGAAAAGGGCCAAGTCTACTGAAATTCTAACGGTCTCATAGCGAGTGGACACGTTGGGAATCGAACCCATTCATTCTGATTGCAAATCAGATGGTCTGCCATCGACATCACGCCCATAAAAAAACCCCGAGATTTTATCCCGGGGTTCTATTTTGAAATGTTGTATTTTATTTACAATCATCTTCATCAAGACCACGGGACATGACAATATCACGTACCTCCGCCCATTTTGAGCAGATAATAAAGGACATTGTATGTTTGAATTGTCTCATTGAATTTGATTTATTTTTTGTTTGTTTCGTTATTGATATATAGTAGTACAATCCCACTATCTCTATCAACAACTACACAAAGATATATATAAGTATTCGGAAAAACAAGAAAAAACCAAAATATTTATAAAAAAGTTCTGTTGGATAATTTACTTCCTTTAGACTGGTATTTTCAATCTCCTATAG